CGGGATTTGAGATGCATAGGGGATCTATCGTCTCTCATGGAGATGATCGTTCTATCTTTGATCGTTTTGATATGGTTCTCAGTGGCCATTATCATCATCGTTCCTCTGATGGCACTATACATTATTTGGGTAGTCACGCTGAGTTTACTTGGAGCGACTATGATGATCGTAAGGGCTTTCACATCCTGGATACAGAAACCAGGGACTTGACTTTTATCGAAAATCCGTTTATAATGTTTGATAAGTTTTGGTATGATGACACTTCTATTCTTACGCCATCTGAAGGTTGGGATATGTCTCACTATGCCGGTAAAATAGTTAAGGTTATTGTAAAAAATAAAACTGATCCATATTTGTTTGATAGATGTATTGAAGCGTTCGAAAAAGCTAACGTGTTAGAGATGCAGATAGTTGAAGATCATCTTAACCTTGGTATTGCGGAAGATGAAGAAATCGTAAACGAAGCTGAATCCACTGTTAATATTTTTAAAAAATATATTGAACAGGTTAATTCGCCTAACTTAGATAAAAACAAACTCGAGAAAACTATTGTCGAACTTTACAATGAGGCTATCGCTATAGAATGATTTTTTTCAAAACACTACGTTGGAAAAATCTACTCTCAACAGGTAATATTTTTACAGAGATAGATTTAGCTAAATCAAACAATACATTGATTGTCGGCGAGAATGGGGCTGGGAAGTCTACCATTCTCGACGCTTTGTCGTTTGCACTATTCGGTAAACCATTTCGTAAAATCAATAAACCACAACTACTAAACACGATCACGAAGAAAGAACTTGTTGTTGAGATAGAGTTTAATATCTCTAGCAATCAGTATAAGATTGTTCGTGGTATCAAGCCAACGGTTTTTGAAGTTTATCAGAACGGTATTCTGTTAAATCAGTCTGCTGAAATGAAAGACTATCAAGAAATACTTGAGAAGCAAATCCTTAAGTTAAATATGAAATCTTTTTGTCAGGTTGTTGTTCTTGGATCAGCGACCTTTCAGCCATTTATGCAGCTTCCTGGTGGGCAGCGTAGAGAAATTATTGAAGACCTTCTTGATCTTCAAATTTTCACCACGATGAACTCTTTGCTGAAAGATAAGATTCAAACTAACAACGAAGATCTAGTTGATATTGCTACTGATCAAAAAGTTGTTATGGAAAGGATAAAGCTGATCAAGAATCACCTTCTTGAAAAGCAAACTAACAATGAAAAAATTGTTGCTGAAAAAATTAACGTTATTGATGATACAAATGAAAAGCTTATTGCTCTTCATGACCAATCTAAAAGTATTGAAGAGCAGATAGCTAATCTTAAAGAAAGCATTCAAGACGAGCCTAAAATCAGCAAGCGTATTAATCAGCTGTCTCAACTAAGACATAAGATCGAAGCTAAACGTGCTTTACTTGATAAAGATATAAGTTTTTTCAAGCAGCATGAAAACTGCCCTACTTGCACTCAAGGAATTAGTTCTGAGTTTCGCGAAAACACTCTGTTAACTAAAAATAATGAAGTTGAGAGTATCGATATCGCTCTTGCAGATCTCGTCAAACAGTATGATGAAACTAATGCACGTTTGAACGAGATGATTGAAGTGCATGCGAATGTTCAAACTTTTCAGATGCAGTTAATTAAATTGCGTTCTAATGGCGAATCTTTAGCTAAATATCGCGACCAACTGATGATAGAAATAAATCAGATAAATGTGGCGCACGAAGCCGACGAAGAAGACAGAATGACCGAGTTAGAAACAGAATTAAATTTGGTTGCTACTCGTTATAATGATTCTATGGATCAGAAGCAAATATTTGCAGCTGCAGCTATGCTACTAAAAGATGGCGGAATCAAAGCAAGGATTATCAAGCAATATGTTCCTGTTATCAATAAGCTCATTAATAAGTATCTCAGTGCTATGGATTTCTTTGTCCAGTTCGAACTTGATGAGGAATTCAACGAAACAATTAAGTCTCGATTCAGAGATGAATTTTCTTACGCCTCGTTTTCTGAAGGTGAGAAAATGCGTATTAACCTTGCGATCCTGTTTACTTGGCGTGCTGTTGCTAAACTTCGTAATTCAATTAGCACTAATCTACTCATTATGGATGAAGTATTTGATTCTTCTCTAGACTCTAATGGCACAGAGGAGTTTATGAAGGTGCTAAATAATTTGACAGTTGAAACGAACACGTTTATCATCAGTCATAAAACAGATCAGCTTTATGACAAGTTTACGAACGTAATCAAATTTGAGAAGCATAAAAACTTCAGTAAGGTTGCATAATGGGATTACTCCTGTATACAAAACCATTCGATAATGAAAATTTAAATTTACTGCCATGGTGCCCAAGACAATATCCATACACTCAATCTGTCAATCGAGTTATGCAAGGGTTAGATCCTTTTAATGTTACTCTTGGTTGTGAAACATTTTATCAAATAAGTCAGATGCCAACGAATACTAAAACGTATGAAGAAATGGCAGTTGAGAGGGCGGAAAATTTAAAAAAATTAGATGGTGATATCTACTTGATGTATAGCGGTGGTGTTGATAGCACAACAGCTCTAGTTGCCTTTCTGCTTTCTTGGAACGACGAAGAATTAAAACGTGTGCACATTTTAGCTTCTACACAAAGTATATCAGAGTTTCCGGAAATGTGGGAAACTATAGTTGAAAAATTTAGAGGTAGAATAACTACCTCTTTTTCTCATATTGAAAAAGCTTGCAAAAAAGGTCATGTTATAACGGGCGAACATGGCGATCAAATATTTGGAAGCGACGCTATAAAAAAAGTAGTAAAGGTGTATGGTGATGAAGGTATACACCAAAACTGGGAAGAAAAAATGCCTTTAGTTTATTCTTTTATGTTTGGCGAAAAAATAACAGCTAAGTTTATAGAAGTTTATAGAGATACTTTAATCGCCTGTCCGTTTCCAATTAAAAGTTGTTTCGATTGGGTTTGGTGGTTTAATTTTACAAACAAATGGCAACATGTTAAGTATAGACTTTTATCATATAAGCAATGGGAAAATCCAAAAGAAAATTTTCAAAAAATACACCATTTTTTTGATACACCAGATTGGCAACGTTGGAGCTTAGACAACCACGATAAGAAGATAGAAAATACTTTATCTTCTTATAAAGTAACTGCTAAAAAGTTTATTGTAAAACATACTAGATATGATTCTTATATTGATAAAGGTAAAAAAGGAAGCTTAAGAATTCTTTGGGGTAATAAAGGATTTTACGAAGCAATAGATGATAATTTAAATTATATCAGTAGCGATAAAGCTATGGAGTTTATAAATGGAAAATGAAAATTTATCTGATAGTGATTATTATATCTATGTTTTTATGGGCAGGATAGTAAGAATAGCTAAAACTAGAAGATTATATGAAGTTGTGAAACTTTCAGATGTGAGCTCTTATTCTATTAGTTATATACCTAAAAATATTAGTATTGATGAATTAGTTTATAACTACGGTTTTTCTTTAACAGATAATAAAAGATTTTATAAATGCGAAGATATTCTTAGCGAAGAAACAAAAAATGAATTGATAATAACTACAAATAAAATAGTACTTCTTGAAAAATTTAAAAACGCGACTGACACATTAAAAAAAGTATTTTTCCAAAATAATACTCATGTCGACATTTACAATAGATTGCTAATGAACGAAATCGAAATGTATGATAGGAATAAAGAAATTGGAGTTCTATTAGAAGCTGAACTATATTGTTCTGTATTTAAAAGTTATGAAGCTTTGATAGAATCAATTAAATTAAAATATAAAGATGCATCTGAAATTTTTGCATATATAAAGTATAAAGATTATGAGTTTCATAACCTATTAAAAGAAACGAATTTTGTAGCTTGCGAAAAAATTATTAATGAGATATACCAAAAACTTGCTGTTTGAGAGGCTAAAATGATTGTATTTTCTGGTAATAATAGAAGTGTAGATATTATTGACATGCGCGATACTATGTATCCTTCATATGCAGTAATGGCGAGAACGACTCATTGTGTCGATGCTTCTGAAATTGGTTGGTCGACTATGTTCGGGTTTTCATTCGGAAATAGTACTTTACATATCGGAAAAAAGGTTTATACTATTAATAGTAATCAATATTTTTCTATTCCAGTTAGAAATGAAGACGTAACTATCGATTCGACAGATGATTTATTTGTAGTGTTTCGTTTAGGATTTATTGGTCACGATTTGATAGGTACACAAGATGTTACAAAACAAGGCAAGCTATCTTATATCGACGGATGCTCAGATTCTTTGATGGTTTATCCTCCAAGACTTGGAGATCCAACTTTGAATTATCTTCATTTTCCAAAAAATGTAAATCAATCATTTCACACACATCCTAGTCTTCGTTTTGGTTGTGTTATTGGAGGAGAAGGAATTTCGGATACAGACGAACCAGTACCGCTTAAGCTGGGAACTTTCTTTTGCCTCGAAGAGCACGAACTACATCGTTTTAGAACAGAAGATAGTAGCATGAAAGTGATTGCTTATCACCCTGATGGTGATTGGGGTCCAACTGACGAAAATCATACTATGTTAAATAGGACGTATGTTAAAAAATGATAGTAACACTAGAACAAGATACTGAATCAGGAGAGCTTATACTCCCGATTCCTGTTGACCTACTATCTCAAATGGGTTGGATAGAGGGTACAGAATTATTTTGGATTGATAATGAAAATGGTACTTATAGTTTGAAGGAAAAAAAGAATGAACCTAGTGAAGCACAACGACCCGATTCTAATTACCCAGTGTCTACCATTCAACTTCCAGGAACCACCGTTCGACCCGATTGAATTTTCGCATGAACTTGTGAAGTTTATGTATGAGAACAATGGGATTGGATTAGCAGCTAATCAAGTTGGCGTTCCATACAAAATTTTCGCGATGCGTGGTGCGCCTGAGAATTTCGTCTGTTTCAATCCAAGAGTTGTCCAACCATCTGCAGAAGAAATTATTCTTGAAGAAGGTTGTCTTTCATTTCCTGGATTAATTGTAAAAGTAAAACGCCCAAGACATGTTCGTGTTCGTTTTCAAACACCGAATGGTGATACTCGTACAGAAACGTTTATAGGAATGACTGCTCGCGTATTTCAACATGAAATAGATCACCTTGAAGGAAAGCTTTACTTTTCTCGCGCTTCAAGGTATCATAGAGAAATAGCAATGAAAAAGTGGAAACGTGGAGACGTATCTACTATTAAAGTAAATTCTATTGGAGAGTATAGTGAACATCTTTTACGTCAGTCATGACCCCGTAGAAGCAGCCCAGTGGCTAGTAGATAAACATGTTGTTAAAATGATTCTCGAGAGCGCCCAGTTGCTCTCGACAGCACATCGAGTACTAGATGGTGTAGAAATCGAAGGCAAATCTCAATCAGGTCGTAAAGCTCGTCGTTGGGTTCTTCCTGACGCTCGCGAAGGTGTGGTGTATATGGCAACACATATCAATCATCCGTCAGCTGTATGGTGTCGTACTTCTATACAAAACTATGACTGGCTCGTAGATCATATGTTCGCTCTGATGGGTGAATATACGCATCGATATGGTAAAACGCATAAGTGTTACGGCGAGATTTCCTATATGCTTCAATCGCCTCCTAAAAATCTTAAAGATTGGGATTGGACAGAAATGCCATCTTGTATGGCAGAAGAGTACATTATTTCGAAAGATCCCTTGACAAATTATAGAAACTATTATATAATGGGAAAGTCAAACCTTCATAAGTGGACTAACAGACAACCTCCGGAGTGGATTAATGGGTAGATTTGAATGGGACTGGTTTATTGGATGGACCTGCGGAACAGTAATTATTTTAGGTCTTTTAACTGCAATTTATCTTGGTACTACTGATACAAATCAAAGATATTATGCATCTATGGATAAGTGCACTACTGCTGGTGGTTCGTTTATTCCTATTCGTGGTAGCGAAGCAATTTGTCTTATGGGGAACAAGCAATGAGTTTTTATACAGACGTGAAAGAATTTCATCAGGCGTTCGGGCAGCGTATTGGCGAGAAGCCAGAGTTTCCTGATGGCGCGGAACGTTGCCTTAGAACGAGACTTTTACAAGAAGAATTTGAAGAATATCTTTTAGCTGAAGGACAAACCGACCTTGTTGAAGTTGCTGATGCCCTTGCTGACATTATCTATATTGCTTGTGGCACTGCCGTTTCTTACGGTATTCCTTTGGACGATGTTTTTGCTGAGGTTCATCGAAGCAATATGGCAAAGCTTGTCGATGGCAAGGTGATTCGTCGTGAAGACGGTAAGATCCAAAAGCCAGAAGGTTGGACTGCTCCTGATATTAAGAGTGTGTTGGAAGAAGCACACCTAAAATATATTTGTAAAATTTCTTCAATTACGCTATAATAGTCGTATATATAACGTTATAATGCTCAATTGAGGAGAACGAATATGATTGAAGTTTTGGTACGACCTAAGATTGATTCTGAAGAAGTTATGGGATCATTCGTCAGTAATCAGTATTATGATAGAGTAATTGAGTCTGATTGTGATTTGTACGCCTGGAATCAAACAGGTATTAATGATGAGAGTAATATCATCTTCAAGTATCGTAAGAATGTTTTTACGAAAGAAGAACAAGATGCTGCTTATGCTGGCTTGAGAGAAGCTGCGACTGAATCTCAAAACCGTGGTATGGCAGCTGGTCCACGTGGTGAACAGTTGGGTCAGGAAAATCGTGGTAATCGCGATTGGGTTACTGCTGAGCAAATCGCTATTCTTGAGCATCTCGCTCGTCCACTCAATACTATTGAAGATGGCACTACAATTGAATCTATCAAGGAAACTTATAAGCGTGGTCATAAGGAGGAAACTCGTGGTCAAGTTTGGCTTCGCTCAGAGGTAACTAAGCTTTATCCTGAGTATCATGGTTGGTTTGACAAGTGGCTTTCTGGCGCTGTAAAAATGCCCAGAGAACAACAAATTCATGATGCTATTTTTGTAACTAAAAATTATATTTCAGACACTAATTACGCTCAGTCTGTAATGTCTGGTATTGCTGGTTATTTTGATCGTTATCCTCGCATTCCCTATGGCCGCGAAACTTCTTACACCGAAAAGAATCGTCAAAAATTTGCTCTGTGTTATCCTTATCTTCACAAGCTTAATGACCAGTTTCGCGAACTGATTCCTAATCGTTGGAAAGCACAAAATGCAGAAGCAAACAAGCTTGACGCAAGATTCCGTATTGATGGCACTGTGTTCACTACTCTTACTGTTAACCACAACTGGCGCACTGCCTGCCATCGTGATGCTGGTGATCTCACTTCTGGTTTCAGTAATATTTGTGGCGTTACTGGTCCAGAGGGTAAGGGATGGCGTGGTGGTCAGTTTATTCTCCCTGAGTATCGCATTGCAATTAATCTCCAGCCTGGTGATATGTTACTGGTTAATAACCATGAGGGGATTCATGGAAACGACGAGCTTATTGGTGATGACAACGATCGT